CCTCATCGACTTTTGTTTTCAGGTTCTGCGAATCGGGCGTCGAGAAAAAGCGCATTTTCGCGGTGAGCTTGCCGCCCTTCGGCTTCAAGTTCTCAAGGCGACCGTGCGGCTCGTCGGTGTCGTGATTGAACAGCAGGTTCATCCCGTCCGCGGCGCGATCGAGGTTGATCGAATCCTTGGAGTGATCGAGCGTCTCCGTGTACCAGCCGCGATCAATCGGTTTGTCGCTCGAGAGGGAAACGTCATAGACGTCATCGTCCTCATCGCCGTCATCGTCCGGATCAGGCGTGCCAGCGGCAGCGCGGGCGGCGATCGCCTTGAGGTCCTCTTCGGTCTTCGCGACTTTGGCGCGCTTCTTGATCTCGAAGTGCACATACATGCGCTGCATCGGCATTGCTGTGACGTCTTTCGGCGCTTTGATCGGATCCATTGATTAGCCCTCGTTTGCGTAAAGGAGTGAGACGCGCTTGAGCCGCTCAGCGCTGCGCACAGCGCGCGCGCGGCGCGCTTCGAGAATTTGAATGATCTGTTCTGACTTCTTGCCCGAAGCGCCGGCGCCGGATGCACTCGCATCGTTTTGCTCGTCAACTTCCTGGGCCGTCTTGGTCGTATCACCGGCTTGCGCGCCGCCGGGAACGCCGAGGCCCGTGAGGATCAGCCCGAGCTCGTCGATGATTTCCTGCTCCTCGAGCAGCTCCTGGGCGATCTCTTCGAAGTCGGTGCCCTGCTCTGCGCACACGCGGGCGCGCGAGTTCAATCCGTTGTCGATCTCGGCGATCGAGGCGTTCACATCCTTGAGCGGATCGACCCACTGCCAGCCGCGGGGAATGTGTTGCACATCGAGGAAGGCCTCATCCGGCCGGTTATCGAGGACCAGCTGCCCGGAGAGCTGCGCGAAGCCGATCCATTCGGCGTAAATATTTTCCAGGATCTGCGGGATCCAAAGCGCCTGCAGCGATCGCCACTCATCGCGCTCGATCAGCATGTCGGCGCGGATGCTCGAATAGTTGACGCCCTCCAGGTCTCCAGATAAGCCGTTGTAGCCGACTCCCAGACCAGCTGCGATCCATCGCTGCATCGCCTTGATGAAATTGGGGAACGCGGTCGAGGGATGCTCTGGATTCCATTCCTTGAACTCGTATCCCGGCGGCAGTTCCTCGAAGGATCCGGGCGAGGCCTCCATTTCGATTTTTGCGCGCGGGTTCGTGCCATCCGAGATAGGTGGTTCGGAATCGGCCGCGGTTTTCGACTGAAGAAATCCCATTTTCGCCGAACCGATGCGCGCCGCGACGACTTCCGCCTCGACATACCCATCGAGCATCTTGGCGGGCATCATGATCGAGTTGAACCACGTATAGCCGCGCGATTGATTCGCCCGATCCTCACGATAGAAGTGGATGATCTCATCGGCCGGCACGCGGATACGCTTGCGAGCAGAGATATTGATCAGGTCGGAAGGATGACGATCCCAAAACCAAAACGCGACCGGCGCGCCGAACGTATCGATCTCGATCCCTAAGCGAATTTCGTTTTGCCCGTCGAGCGGCGATCGCATGAACAGGTGATCGAGCAAATCCGGATCAATGGGCTGAAGGGCGAAGCGGAATGCGTTTCCCCTGAAGTTTCGGATCTTGCGGACGAGAATTTCACCGTCGGTTGCGAGCGCCTTGATCAGAAAATTCTGAAAGCTGGTTAGTGTGTGACGCCCATCGACGGTGACCTTTTTCGACCACTTGAACCAAGCGGCCTGAATCTTTTTATTGAACGCGTCGTTCATCGTGCCGTCGTTATTTTTGACGCGGCCGCGCAGCTTAAAGCCAGTCGGACCGATGACGTTATTCGCGAGCAGGTTCAAATACTTTCGAATCAGCGGATGATTGCGACGCATCTCGCGAGCTCGTGCCCGCAAGCGCATCAGGTCATTGAGCATTTCCTGATCGGCGGCAATCGGCGATGCGACCCAATCCATCCACAGGCGCGACATTTCCGCGCCCTTGAAGACCGAACGAATCTTTGCGGCAGTACCGGCGAGTTTAGAAAGCACCCGAATTCCGGCTGCCGCTATCCGCTGCATCACTCCCGGTTTAGTCATGCGGACCAGCCCACAAGTTGGATCTGCGCATCAAATCCGCAGCGACAGGGGCCGAGCGCCGGCGACACATTGCCTTGTGGGTCGACGGAGCTCATCTGAGCCATGATCGAGCGCACATAGTGGCAATGCGGACACTGAAAGGTCGCAACGCATCCATGCGCCTTGCTCGCCGCGTCGGCTTTAAACCATTTGTCGGCAGGGATGAGCGCGAGCACTTAGGTACCCCGCCCGCGAAACGGCCAGGGGTAAAGCTGCGTGGTATCGCTCGGCGGAAAGCCGAACGTGCCCGGGACGCCAGGCCGACCGGGGTTTCGCTGCTGATAGACCTTCCATTTGTACTGGCCGATCATTTCCTGCAGCTGCGGTATCGAGAGTTTGGAGATCGAACGGCCCGCGATCGAGTAGCTCTCGACAAGTCCTCCGGTGACCCTGGCCTGCAGAGTCGTCTGCAGCTGCGTCAAGATCTTCTCCTCCGGCGTGAGGTAGTCGCCAGCCTCGGCAATCGCGGCATTCGGCGAGACCATGATTTTCTGGACCGAGACGTCGATAACTTCGCCGTCGGTGCCGGTCAGCCGCTCGACCACGGTATAGGCGAGCGATGTTCCGCCAGCTGGATTGAGGGGCTGCGTGTCAGAGGGGGCCAGGACGACGTGAAAAACATTGCCGTCTGGGGTGATCTGCGGTGTTCCGGAGATCGTAGCGACGACCTGGCCTGCGAAAATCAGGGAAAGGGCCCAATCTGGGGATCCGCCGAACTGCTGAAAGCTGCGATCAACCTTGAATGTGGTGCCTGCCGTGATGAATTTCGGCCAACTGGTCGGGATCACGGGTTCGGGCAATGACATCTTGGACCGGGACTGTCCTACAGAAAGCGTAGGAAAGCAAGAAGTTATCCACAGAAATCACTTACTTACCCACAGGATATTCTCAAGATTGTGGATAAATTCGCGCTTTTCTCCTACATGGCTGTGGATAAGCGCGGCGTAGATTCGGCCCGTTGATCAACACACCAAAGGGGAATGACCATGCAAATCGGAGACCGCGTGCGGGATACCGGCACGCAATTCGTCGGAACGATCATCCAATTCGATCCGCCAACAGGCGAGGCTGTGCGCTGCCTGATCGAGGCGGATAACAGCAACACTACCGGCGTCGGCAAGGTCGGAGACCCGCCGGCAGATAAGCTTTGGCAGAGCGTCGGCAAAGTCGAGCTCATCGATCTTGCTGGGAATCGCGTCGCCGGCTCACCGGGCACGACGTTGAACACGGCAGGCAAGCGTGTCGATGCCGCCGGCAATGTGATCGATACTCCGATGGGCGGTAATTTCGATTCGGCCGGCAATCGTATCAAGCCAGGATCGCCACTCGATACATCGGCAACAGGTGCACAGCGAAAACTCGACGCGAAAAGCGCCGCAGCAAAAAGCGCCTAAGAAGTTCGCTGTCGACCGGCGCATGGATTGAGCCGGTCATTTTTTCCAGCTATTTACCCACCCTTTCCCGTACCCGCCAAACTTCGACGGCAGCTTCGGCGTCCCGGTTTTGATCTGGACTGAGGGCGGCGTCGGCTCAGCCGGGGGCGGCGGCTTTGGCTCGGAGATCGGAATTGACATCTCAGCCGCATAGATCGGCAGCCGTTGCACCGTCGCGCGACCGAGCATGTGAAGCGCGGCCAGGCAATAGACCTCAAGATCGAGCGCCTCGTTTCGCTCGCGGATCTTGATGTACTCGCGCACCGTGCCGGCGCCTTTTTTGTAACGCTTGACCGCTTTCTCGGCGGTGAGCTGCTCGAGGTAATCATCGTCGACCCAGGTCGGCAGATGCATGAAGCCGGGGCCCTTGTCGATGATGTGCAGCCGCGCGAAGACCGTGTCCTTGATCGTATCGACGCCCAAGGGCCAGAGCTGAGTCTTATAGCGATTGTTTCGCGTCGGCTTCGATACCATCTCTCGGCCGGCGCCGCCGACGCCCTTGATCGCATACACGTGCTGCGAGAATCCGCCGATTTTGCGGTCCTCGCGCACCTTGCAGAATTTGTAAACGTGGTCGGTATGTAACCCGCCGGAGTCGATCGCTATGCAGCGCATCGGCATTAGGCGCCCGCTTTCATGGGTGAATGTTTTGACAAGGTCATTGTCCAGTTCGAGCCAGGTTTGCTCCTTCGACGGGTCGCCGTAGACCTGGCCGGTCGCGATCAGCCAGGATTCCTCGCGATCGCCGTAGCCTTTGCATTTCCACTCGAGGCGATCGCCTTGGACGTCGACGGA